TTCGCAAATCGACCGTTCGATGAGCAGCGTCGAAGCCGGGAAACTGCGGCACAGGGTTCGCATCGAGCAGATGGAAAGCCTGATCGATTCGAATGGCGAGCCGGCACAGGATGATGAGACGGGGACTGTCCTGCAGGAATGGACCGAGGTCGCAACTGTGTGGGCGGCAATCGAGCCTCTAAGCGCTCGTGAGTTTCTGGCGGCACAGGCCACGCAATCCAAGGTCACGGCACGAATTACGATCCGATTCCGAGATGATCTGGACCCGGCGATGCGTCTAGTGCATACGAGGACCGGTCGGGCGGATGTCGTTTACAACCCGGCAGGCTTTCTGCCCGATGTCGAAAGCGGGCTGGACTATGTGACCATCCCAGTATCAACGGGTATTGGTATTGGTCAATGAAGTATAGCGATATCTATCATTCGCTGATGAGCATGGCAAAGAGTCGTGTCCTATCTGGATATATCGAGAGACACCATGTTTTACCAAAATGTCTTGGTGGAACAGACGATAGTGAGAATATTGTTGAATTGACAGCGCGAGAGCATTTTTTCGCTCATCAATTGCTCACAAAAATTCATCCAAACGTCTCTGGTCTGACCTATGCGACTGCTCTTATGAGCGGCAAAGGAGTACTTGGTAAATATGCCAGTCGCTCATATGAATGGGTGAGGCGTAGATACGCTATGCAGAAATCTGCGGCGATGAAAGGAAAGCCAAGGCCACCAGAGACAATGCAAGCAATGAGAGCCGCTGTCAAGGCGATGACAAAGACACAGGAGCATCGGCAAAAGATAGCTAACACATTGCGCGGAAGAAAGACGCCAGATTCTGTTAGGAAAAAACTAAGTGCAATAAGAAAAGGGAAAAAGCACAGTAAGGCACACTGCGCAAATATGTCTAAGGCAAGGTCTGTGCTGAGTGAAGATCAAATACGCGAAATGCGAGCGGAATATGACGCAGGTGGCGTGCTTGACCATATATCTATGAAATATGGAGTCTCTAAATCTGCGGGTGCCAGAATAATGAAGCGGCAATCACATAATTGGATGATTGTCGAGGGCCAATGACAACTTGGGCAGTGCTCGCGACTGGGCCATCTATGTCGCAAGCGGTTGCGGATCAGGTCAAGGGACGATGCAAGACCGTGGCGGTCAGCGACGCATGGAAGCTGGCGCCATGGGCTGATGCGTTGGTTTCGACCGATGGCGCCTGGTGGAAGGCGCATCCCGAAGCATTGGAATTCCAGGGGCGGAAGTTCGGAGCAATGCCGAGTTTCAGGCCGTTCGAGAGCGTCGAAAGTTTTCCGGCTGAGACCTATACGAATTCAGGCTTACTCGCTCTGATGGTTGCGGTTCATCTGGGGGCGAAGCGGGTTCTGCTGTGCGGGATTGACCTGAACCAACCGGGGCATCATTTCTTCGGCCGGCATCCGGCGCCGCTCAAATCCACCAACGCCGGACGGATGGAAGCGTTCAAGCGGCAATTCGGGCACTACCGGCCCAAAGGTGTCGAGATCATCAATTGTTCGCAGTGGAGTTCGCTGCATTGCTACCCAAGGGCTTCGCTTGAGGACTGTCTCGCTGAATCTTCGGTACTCGCTGACTGAGCGGGTCCAGGCGTTCGAGCGAGGGTTGAGGCGGCATGGATTCACCGTCATTCCCGGTCTGCAGCCGGCCGACGCGCTGGTGACATGGAACCGGATCGGTGCTGCCGACCGTCTGGCGAAGGATTACGGGCTGGTGCTGGTTGCCGAGAATGCGGCCTGGGGCAATGGGTTTCTCGAGCGGAAGTGGATCAGTCTCGCGAAGGATAGGCACAACACAGCCGGGATGTTCCTGGCGGGCGGCTACGAACGTTGGGATGCGCTCAATGTCGAGCTAGCGCCCTGGAGGACTGAAGGCGAAACGGTGATCCTGCCGCAGCGCGGGATCGGAAGTCCTCCAACGGCGATGCCGGCCAATTGGGCGAAGTCAGCCTTTCAACGGCATGGCGGGCGCATCCGGCCGCATCCTGGCAGGAATCAGGCGAAGCCATTGGTAGATGATCTGGCGCGCTGCGGTCGAGTTGTGACCTGGGGCAGTGGCGCCGCGATTCAGGCTCTGATGATGGGTATTCCGGTGATCTCGGAGATGCCCCATTGGATTGGTGAGCAGGACAACACGGATACAGGCCGGATGTACATGTTCAGGAATCTGGCCTGGGCTCAGTGGGAGCTCCATGAGATAGAAAGCGGCGAAGCATTCGAGGGTTTTCTGTGAGGCTTCTTTTTACCGGGAAGGGTACTTCAGGCAGTTGGCAGATTCGTGGTCTGCAAGTTTCCAAGGCACTAGGCGCCGCAGCGGTACCAATGGCCGGCCTGCAGGATTGCAAGGCAGCGCATGCGATCGTGGCGGTCAAGCGCATTCCAGATCCACTGCTGGAGACGATCAGGAAAAGCGGCCGGCCGTGGGCCTGGGATGTGGTGGATGCGTTTCCTCAGCCGAAGTGCTCGGCCTGGTCGAGACAGGAATCGATCGACTGGCTGAAGGGTGAAGTTCACCGGCTGGCGCCGACGATGGTGATCCTGCCGAACGAGCGGATGCGTGATGACCTCGGGTTTGGGGAGGTTATCTATCACCACCACCGGCCGAATATGGTAGTGAACCCGGTCCGGGAGCGATTGGAAGTGATCGGCTACGAGGGTTCCCCGACCTATATCCGAGGATGGGCCGAGGCAATTGGCAAGGAATGCTCCAGGCGTGGGCTGATCTTCATGGTGAACCCTCCACAATTGGCGGATGTCGATGTCGTGCTCGCCTTGCGCGGAGAGGGCTGGAATGGCTACCCGCAACGGCACTGGAAGTCGAATGTCAAGCTGGCGAACGCACACGGAAGCGGTACGCCATTCATCGGCTCTAGAGAAGCCGGGTATCTGGAAACGCAGACGGGGGCCGAACACTGGGCCGACGATCCTCGGGAACTCGCCACCGCGCTGGACTGGCTAGAGACGCGAGACGCCCGATTGTCGATCCGGGACAGGTTCCTTGGCGCATGTTTCACGTGGAACATGGCAGCTCAGCGCTATCGCGAGGTGCTGTGCAAGCTGAAATCCTGATGGCCGGGAGCCAGCGTGGCTTGAGGATGCTGCGATCGATGGCTGAGGCGGCACCGATCCCGGTAAAGATCACGGAACGATACGAGGGCAACAGTGAAATCCTGATGCTCTATGGCGTCGGGCACCACGAACGATTGAAGTGGTGGAAGGCCCATCAGGGAATCAGAATCTGCTGGGACTTGGGCTACTGGAATCGGCAAGAGGCGATGCGCGTGGCAATTGGCTACGAGCATCCCAGGAACATGCCGCAGGCGACAGGCGATCGGTTCAGGGCCAGCGGGATCGTGCTGCGGGACGACTACAAGCCGACCGGGCATATCCTGCTCGCCGGCATGGGAACTAAGTCACGCTCGATGCTCGGATTCAGGGGCCAGGAGTGGGAGAAAAAGATGCTCTGGCGGATCAAGCGCACCTATCCAGAGTCGCGCATCTACTACAAGGCCAAGCGCCCCGAGGAATGGACGGGATGCCGGGTCAGCGATCAGCCGATCGAACGGCTCTTGAAGAATGCGGCGCTGGTGGTCTGCCGGCACTCGAACGTGGCGATCGATGCATGTATTGCGGGCATACCGGTGGTCTGTGAGGACGGGGCGGCAGCGGAACTCTATGGCTCCGATCTCGCGGCTCCGCGGAATCCATCGCACGAAGAACGATTGGCTTTCTTGCAACGATTGGCCTGGTGGCAATGGAAAAACTCAGAGGCGGCACAAGCGTGGAAATTCCTGTTGACGGTCTAAAGCTCAATGTTGGATGTGGCGCCCGGGTAATGGACGGCTGGTTCAACTGCGACATCCAGCGCAATCCGAACGCGCCTCGAGCGCCTGAGTTGCTATGCGATGCCAAGGCAATTCCGCTGCCGGACGGATGCGCGAATACGCTGATGGCAATCCATGTCTTCGAGCATTTCTACCGATGGGAATGCGACTCGGTTCTTCTGGAATGGTCCAGGCTGCTTCGGCAAGGCGGAACCTTGATCCTTGAACTTCCGAACCTCGTGAAGTGCTGCGAAAACTACCTATCAGGGCGCAAGCGCGGTGGCAAAGACCCGGACCAGCTGGCACGATGGGGCATCTATGGCGATCCGAGGACGGGAGACAAATTCATGTGCCATCCCTGGGGCTGGTCGCCGGACGAACTCTCCGCGTTGCTGAGAGATCATGGATTCAAGAAAGTGGCCGAGCGTCAAACGCAGTTTCATCCGGCTGGCCGGGAGCATCGGGACATGCGGCTGGAGGCAATCAAGTGATTCGCGTCTTCGCAGGTTACGACGAGCGCGAAGCCTTTGGCTACCATGTCTTCTGCTCGTCAGTCATCCGCACGTGTTCGGTACCCGTGGCCTTTACGCCGGTAAGCGACGACCAGGCCGATGGCTCGAACACATTCGTCTATGCCCGCTTCAAGGTCGCCGAGCTCTGCAACTTCGAGGGCTGGGCGATCTTCGCCGATGCTTGCGACATGCTGTGCATCGGCGACATGGCCGAACTCTGGGCGCTGCGTGATGATCGGTTCGCGGTTCAGGTCGTGAAGAACAGCTATAAAACCCGTAATCCGATCAAGTACATCGGGACTTCAATGCAGTGTCCGAACGTGGACTACCCGCGCAAGAACTGGTCGAGCCTACAACTGATCAATTGCGCCGCGCCTGAATGGAAAGGCGTGGACTGGAGCCCGAAGGGCCAGCAGCAGTTCGCGGGTTTCGAGGATGATCGAATCGGCGAGCTCCCTGCCGAATGGAACGTCCTCGTAGATGAAAATGGCAGTCCCGAAGGCGCAAAACTACTCCACTGGACGGCGGGCAGTCCTGGCTTTTGGCATTATAGGAATGCCAACGGCGCAGAGGCATGGCATGCCGAACATGAATTCCTGCGGCAGGCGTATATCTGATGGCTGAGACCACCACGATTCAACTGACCGGCCTGGATGGCGTCTACGAGATGCTTCGCTCATTGCCAGCAGAGGTTGTGAGCAAGCGTGGTGGGCCGGTCAAGTCCGCCCTGAGAAAGGGCGCAGTCGTCATCCGCAAGGCCGAGATCGCCAATCTCCGGGTCGTTACTTCCAACCAGACCAAGGAAGAAAGCATCTCGACGGGCCTGCTGGCGAAAAACGTCATTGTCAGCCGAGGCAAACCGCCGACCGATGGCAATGGCGAGCGTTATCTCGTCCGGGTTCGCCGGAAGACCTATGCGCGCGTGAGTGGAAAAGCAGTGACTACGCTCAAGACAGCGCAGCTGCTCGAGTATGGCTCGAGCAAACAGCCGGCCGAGCCGTGGATTCGTCCAGCCTTCCAGTCGAAAGCGGCAGAAGCCATCCGAACCGTCGAGACTGAACTCGTGGCAGCGATCGACCGGATCGCCACCAAACTCATGAAGCAAGGAGGCGCCTGATGCTGCCTCCCGTTTTCCCGGCGCTGAAAGCCTCTGCCTCGGTTCGCGCGATCGTCGGCACGAGTCCGGCCAGAATCTACCGGCACGGCGCCGCGCCGCAAGGGCTGACGCTGCCTTACATCACATGGACGCTCGTTTCCAGCGTCCCGGAAAACAACCTGAGCGATCTGCCGCCGACTGACCGTCAGACGGTGCAGATCGACTGCTGGCACCAGAATTCAGATGACATCGACACACTTGCCACGGCAGTGCGTGATGCCATCGAGCCGATTGCGCATATGACATCGACCCTGCTCGATGAGCAGGAACCCGAAACGAAGCTCTACCGAATCGGGCTTCAATTCGACTTCTTCGGCAGATAGCCGGGGACCAACCACTTTCACCCACCCTACCCGCCGATGGCGGGTTTTCTTTTTCAAGGAGCCATCCATGGCCGTCGTTGACAACGCCTTTGAGACCAAGGGCACCCATCTCTATTTCGTTGATCCCGTCACCCATGCCGCTGTGAAGCTGACATGCCCGACCGGGATCACCGGCATCGGCGGTGGCTCCAAGGACAAGATCGATACGACCTGTCTCGATGAGACCGGCGCGTATCGCACCTACGTCGGCGGGTTTGCCGACGCGAGCGAAGTCTCGGTGCCGTTCATCCTGTACAAGGGAGACGGTTCCCACGAATCGCTGTTCACCATGCGCGACAACAACGCAGTTGTCAGTTGGCTGGTGGGCCTGAGTGATTCTTCGACGGCCCCGACCGTCACGAGCAACTTCGAGCTCGACCCGCCGAATGCACGCACTTGCCTAACGTTCGACGGGTACGTCTCGAACCTCACCATCGACGCAGCCACCAATGAGGTCGTTCGCGGGACGCTGACAATCCAACCGAGCGGCACCACGACGTTCCACCCGGCCGCCTGATGGATATCACGAAACTGATGGCCCAAGCGGCCATTCAAGAATGTGATGTCATCTTGGCGGATGGAACCGTCGCCAAGTTTCCGTTCAAGCGTGTGGGCTCCTTCGAGTGGACCCGCTTTCAGGCAGGGGTCGCTTCTGGCGATCCCGGCCTGATGGCACAGGCCATCATCCGCTTGGTCGCCTGCAGCCTCTGCGAAGCCGATGGCAAACAATCCCTGACAATCGAACAAGTCGGTACGCTCGATCAGGGCGTGGTCGATTCCATGTACCAAGGCGCCATGCAAGTCAACCGGCCCAGTGGCCGGGGAAAAGCGTCGGAGCCAGGGGCGAAGAATGGTTCTGGGGAATCCTAGCCCTCGCACTTGGCGGTCGAACGATCGATGAGTGGAAGGGGGTAATGACCCCCGACGAATTCGAGTTCTGGATCGAGTTCTATAAGGCTCACCCATTCGATGACTACCATCGCTTCCACCGGCCAGCAGCGCTCGTGGCCTACTCCAGCAGGAGCGGGCCTTCGGGTATCGATCCACTGTTGGAATGGCTGGCTCCGCAACCGAAGCCGCAAGGCTTGAGTGAGTCCGATATGCGAACCTTGAAGACTTTCGGCATCAAGCCGAAGGTGAAGGAGTAATGCCATCGCTGCCGGTTCGATAATCGTAGATTTACTTTTGCGCACGGGCAGTTTCCAAACGGACACTGACCGCGCAGCAAAGCAACTCACAAAGTTCAAGAAGGAAGCCGCCGACGCCGGGAAGGCGCTGGGGGATACGATCGTCAAGCTCGGCGCGATCACGCTGGGCGCTGGCACGATCGCGGGCTTCACCGCGCTTATCAAGAGCACGATCGATTCCGCCGATCACCTCAACGATCTATCCAAGAAGACAGGCGTTGCGGTCGAGACTTTGGGCGGCATCGGCTTTGCTGCATCGCAGGCCGGTGGCGATCTCGAAGGCGTAACGGCCGCCTTCGTGAAGATGGACAAATCCATCGCTAGCGCGCTCGGTGGCAACAAGAACGCGATCGCGGATTTCAAGGATTTGGGGATCAGCCTCGAAGACCTGAAGACGCAGACGCCGGATCAGATTTTCGCCAAGCTCGCCGATGGCTTCGCAGGCGCTGAAGACGGCGCTCTGAAGACGGCCGCAGCAACGAATGTTCTGGGCAAGGCTGGCGCTGATCAACTCGCGCTCCTGAACGATGGCGGCGATGCTCTGCTGAAGAACATCGAGTATTACAAGCGCTATAGCGGCGTCACCCAGCAGACGGCCGAGCAGGCAGACCAGTTCAATGACACGCTCGGCAAATTGAAGTTGCTAAGTGGCGCGTTCGGTCAGACGCTCGCGTCAGAGTTGCTTCCGACACTCCAGGGGATGGCCGATCTCTGGCTGGAGAACAAAGAAAAAGGCGATCAGTTCCGTGGAGTTGCCACGACGATCGCAGACGCCTTCAAGGGAATTGTCGCGACGGCTGGCGCTGCAATTATTGGCATCGTCGGACTTGGGAAAGCCTTCGGCGGCCTGATCGCTTCGGTAGAAGCCGCGAGCAAGTTCGATTTCAAGGGCGCCTTCAATATTGGGAAGGAAACAGCGAGTGATCTGGCGAATGCCAAGGACTCAGCAGTCAAATTCTTCGATGCCGTTCTGAATGGACAGAAGAAGACCGACACACAGCCGACCGCAGCGACGCCGAAGCGCAAGCTGACGCCGCGCCGCGACGAGAGTGCCGACAACGAAGCCGCAGCCGCGCTGAAGAAGCAACTCGACGGTCAGATCAAGCTGATTCAGGACTTTGCCAAGTCCCAGGCCGATGCTCTGCAGGTTGGCAATACCTATCTCGAAGGCGCCTATCAAGAAGGGCTCCTGAGTCAACGCGATTTCTTCACGCAGCAGAAGAACATTCGCGATGAGGCGCTAAAGGATCAACTCGAGGCGATCGATCGGGAGATCGCGGCGCAACGCGCGTTCATCAGTAACCCGCTGTCAAAGCCGGCCGATCGGGTGGCGGCCGAAGAAAAGATCAAGTTAGCAGTCCAGCAAAGAGCCGAAGCGGTCACCAAGGCATCCGCAACCGAGATTCTGGCGAACCAGGCCAGCCAGCGAGCGGCCGAACAGCTTGCTGATTCCTATGACAACCTGAAGGCGCAAATCCTACAACTGAGCGGGAATGAGTTTGGCTCGGCTCAGATTCGCATTGCCCAACAGTTCAGGGATGCGCAACGGCTGATCCAGCAGGCGGGAGGCGATCCCCAAGATGCAGTCCGTCTGCAGCAACGGCTCGAGTTCCAGGCCACTTCGATTCAACTTCAGAAGGACTACAACAATCTCCTTTCCGACCAATCGAGACGCGAGCAGGAGATTTACCTCGATGCCGCGAATGGTGGGAAAGGCGAGCTCGAGACGCTGGCGGCAATTCGGGATGCGCGCAAGGTCGCGATCCAGCAACTTCAGGAACAGGCCGCAGCGGCTGCGCAATTAGCGGCAGTCAGCGGCACTGACGAAGACAAGCGCCGCGCGGCCGATCTCGCCTTGGCTGTCAAGAAGGCCAGTGCCGAGATCGATCCCTTAGCGCAGCGAATCAACAAGAGCCTCGAGGATAGTCTTAGCTCGCCACTGGCCGACTTCATCAAGGGCACGAAGTCCGCGAGTGACGCATTCGATGACTTCGCGAGGAACATCCTGTCCAGCGTGGCCGATCTTGCAGCAAAAGATATCGCGAAGGAAATCTTCGGCAGTGCAAACGGACAAGGCGGCGCGGGAGGTTTTGTCTCCAGCCTATTCGGCTCCGGGAGTGGATCCTCTAGTGGCGGCCTGGTATCGCAGATCGCCAATCTCTTTGGCGGCTTCTTTGCTGGTGGCGGCGATCCGCCTTTGAACAAGCTCAGTGTCGTGGGCGAGAAGGGGCCGGAATTGTTCGTGCCTCGAACCGCTGGCACCATCCTGCCGAACGATCTATTGAAGGGCAGCACGACCAATCAGCGCACGCAGAACAACTACATTTCCGTATCGCCGCCAGCGGGGACGGATCGTAAGACTGCGATGCAGATTGGTGCTGACATCGCCCGACAATTGGCAACAGCCGATCGGAGAAACAACTAATGGCCTTCAAGGAATCCCCACGGTTCCCAGAACGAATTGCCTTTGGGGCGACTGGTGGGCCAGCATTCAGCACGTCCATCGTGACCGTGACCAGTGGCGAGGAATCGAGGAATCAGAACTGGGCCGACAGCCGCCAGGAATACGATGTCAGCACGGGCGTCAAGACAGAAGCCGATTTTCGGGTGATCGGCGCATTCTTCCGCGCGGTCAAGGGTCGGAAGAATGGCTTCCGGTTCAAGGACTTCGCGGATTTCCAGACGACGATCACCGAGGGTGTTGTCGAAGGTATCACTGGCACGACCTTTCAGCTTCAAAAGAAATATGTGAGCGGCAGCGATGTGACGCTTCGTGATATCAAGAAGCCGATTGCCGGAATCGTGCTGAAGAACTCCGGGACGACCCTCAATACGCCAGCGGATTACACGTTGAATACGGCGACCGGCGTTGTCACGACGACGACCTCGAAGACCGCGGCCAATCTCACATGGTCCGGCGAGTTCGATGTGCCGGTTCGGTTCGATGTGGATAAGCTCGTCGGGCAGATCGTCAGCAAGAACCAGCATGATGGTCTGTTGATCTCCTGGGATTCGATCCCGCTGATCGAGATTCGTGGATGAAGACAATCCCCACGGCGCTGGCGGCTCATTATGCGCTGCCGGCAACTTCCATTTGCCAATGCCTGGAGATGACGCTACGCGACGGCACGATCGTCGCGGCGACGACTCTCGACAATAGCTTGATCATTGATGGCTTAGTCTATGAGGCATGGCTCGATGTCAGCCAGTTGGTTTCGCAGGCCAGTCTAAGCACGGACAATCTGGAATTAAAGATCGTCACCGATGATGCCGATCTGATGGCTGATTTGGAGGCCGGAAGATATGACAATGCGGCCTTCTATCTTTTCGAGGTCAATTACGAAACGACTAGCGATGGGGTCAACGATCTCAAGCGCGGGACGACTGGCGAGGCGCAGGTAACGGATAACGGCAGCTATACGCTCGAGTTCCGAGGACTGACGCAGGCGCTGCAACAGCCCGTTGGCATCGTCACGCAGCGTACCTGTCGCGCTCATTTCGCGGACTATCCGCGAGTTGCCGGGGGTCCGGTGACGATCGAATCCGATGGCATCTCGGGCGGTTCTCCCTGTCGTCTCCATCAGGCCGATTGGAGAGTTACCGGGACCATCACCACAGCCACGAGCCGGCAAATCGTGATCGATACGTCGCGCACTCAGGCAAATGATTGGTTCACTGCTGGATTCCTGAAGTTCACTTCGGGCCTGAATGCGAACTACGAACGGCAAGTGAAAAGCTATGTCTCGGCCACGAAGACATTCACCTTCACGCTGCCATTCCCGTTCGATATTGAAATCGGCGACGCCTATAGCGTGATCGCCGGATGTCAGAAGCGGCTCACCGAAGACTGCAAGACGAAGTTCAACAATGTCCTGAATTTTCAGGGAGAGCCGCATCTACCCGGCATCGATACGATCACCAAGGTTCCGGGAGTCGGGACTTGATTGATGGGCTTATTGTTGCGCGTCAGGCCAGGGAATGGTTAGGCACTCCCTATGGACATCAGCAGCGCATGCGCGGGGTTCTGGTGGATTGCGCCGGCCTGGTGATCGGGGTTGCGCGTGAGCTCGGGTTGATCGCCACGGAATTCGATATCACTGCCTATCCGCGTAGCCCCGATGGCAAATCGCTTCTCGAACACTGTGACCGCTGGATGGCGCGCATTGCAAAGCATGAAATGAAGCCGGGTGATGTGATCGTGATCCGATGGGCAAGAGACCCCCAGCACCTGGGGATTGTTGGCGATTACCTGCATGGAGGTCTGTCGATGATCCATGCTTATAGCGACGGTTCGTCCAGCGGAAGGGTCATTGAACATCATCTAGGTCCAGCCCATCTGACGCGCTTTGTCGCAGCCTATCGATTGCCCGGGGTCGCATGAGTACCCGTCTCATTGTCTCGGCAGTCGTCGGGGTCGCCGTTGGATATTTTGCGGGGCCACAAGCTGGGTTCCAGGCGTTCTCGCTGACCTATGGTGTCACTGGAAGTCTCGACCCGAACAAGAAGGTTCAAGGGCCTAGGCTCGATGACTTGAAAATCGCGAGCGGCTCCTATGGTGCGCCAATCGCCTACATCGAAGGGCATCCGCGTGTCGCCGGCAATATCGTATGGTGCACGGATAAGCGTGAGATAGCGAACGAAGCCAGTCAGCCTGGGAAAGGCGGCCCGGGGATCGATACCACGACATTCACCTATGAGTGCGATCTTGTCATCATGCTCTCGGAGAATCCGGGAGTTTTACCTCGGAGATGCTGGAGCAATGGAGCGTTGATCTGGAGTGCCGCCGATGATGCGAGCAACGAGACGCTCACGGCATCGCAGCAGACGAATTCTTGGCGAGAGTTGCGCATGTATGACGGCAACTCGTCACAGATGCCGGACCCGACCTATGAGGCCGCTGTGGGCGTCGGCAATGCGCCGGCCTATCGGGATCGAAGCACGATTGTCATCGTTGGTCTGAATCTTGGAGCAAGCGGCCAATTTCCTGTATTGACATGGGAGGCTTCTGCGGGCGCGACCACGACAACGAGCACGACGTTCCTATTGGATGCGCCGCTGCTCAGCGATCTACATGATATCACGACGCCTGCGGCTACCGAGACAATCTCAGGAACTACGCCGGTTTCCAGTGGAACCGAGACAGCATTCAATAGCAGTACACCATCAGGCTCCTACGTCAAATATACGGAAGCGACGATGAATCTGGCGGTGCAAGCGAGCACCGATCTGTTTACCTGCCAAGCCGGCATCATCTTCGATACGGCATCAGGCGGTGGAACATGCAAATTCTTCACAGTCGGCCAAGAAGGCGGCAATTTGTTGACATTCAATGCAACCCTGAGCGGCGGGGTTCTCAGCATGAGTGTTCTGGTCGAATACAGCCCCGGGCAATTGGTTGCCTCTGTAGGGACGCCTCCTGGCGTTCATCCAGACGGGAGTTATCCGATCTATAAGATGACTGCCGCAGCCAATGGCGATGTGAAGTTCTATATTGATGATGCGCTTGTGGCGAGCTTCACGGGTTGGCCCAGAGCGGCAAAGGATGTTTGGATAGGCCCGCGCGGATTCGGCTCTGGCGGCGTAGTGATGGAAGCCAGGAATCTCGAATGCTACCTTGGCGACGAACCGGATAGTTTCACGCGAATAACCATGACTGATCCGCCACTCACTGAAGTGGTGCAGAGGCAATGGCAAAGAGCCGGCCTTGATCTGGCCTATCTGGATGTTGTCGGACTTGCCGGAAAGAACGTTCGCGCAATGGCGGTCTCGCAGGTAACGTCACCAAGACAAATCATCGATACGCTAGCGGCTGCCTATCTCTTTGAATGCGTCGAATCAGGTGCGATTGTTCGCATGGTGCCGCGCGGCGGCGCACCGGTGGCGACGATTGCTTATGATGACCTGGGAGCGACTGAAGGCGAATCAATAGACCCGTTCCCTCGCACTCGAGGCAACGAATTGGAGCTCCCGGCTCAGGTCAATGTCAAATTTGCCAATGTTGATGACGACTATCAAGACGGAAATGAATCGAGCACGAGGCTTGCAACTGGCAGCGACATCGTTTCGACAGTCGAAGTTCCAATAGGACTGACGCCAACGGAAGCAAAGCGTCTCGCTGAAATATCGGTCACTGATGGACTGGCTAGCATTATCCGATTTGGCCCTGTCGGTCTCACCAGAAAATTTGCATCGATCGAGCCGACCGATGTCCTATTAATCACGGGCAAGACTGGAAGCACTTATCGTGTTCGCGTTCTGAAACGAACTGACTCGGGTGGAATAGCAAATATTGAGGGAGTGCTCGATGATGCCACCGCAATCAACAGCAATGCAATCACGAGCGGCGGCTATAACAGCAGTTCAATTGTTCGCGCCATGGGTGCGACTGATCTCGAACTGCTTGATATTCCAATCCTGAGAGACAGCGATGACGCGCCAGGCATCTATGCAGCAGCGAAACCGATAGAAGATCCATGGTCAGGTTATTCATTGCTTGTTAGTCCTGACTCGACGACATTCTCCAAGATATATGACTCAACTGCGCGTGCAGTGATTGGTACCTGCACGTCCACGCTAGGAAACTTCACAGGCGGAAATAGTGTCGATGAATCGAACAGCCTGAATGTCGATATCGGAGATGGCGAACTTTCGAGCGTCACGCTAAGTTCATTGATTAATGGATCAGAGAACGCTGCGTTGATCGGCTCTGAAATCATTCAATTCGCTACGGCGACGTTGACAAGTCCGGGGCTATATACACTGACTCGGCTTCTACGCGGGCGTCGTGGAACTGAATGGGCTATAGACGAACACGTCGCCAATGAACGATTTGTGCTTCTTACAGCCAGTTCTCTGCGGCGCGTGACAGATCAGCTATCTGATATTGATGTTCCTCGATATTGGAAGGGTGTGACATTCGGCGCATCGGCGACAAATACGCCGTTTCAAGGATTCACGGATACAGGCGTTGGCCTGATGCCGTTTGCTCCCGTCGATCTGAGCATTGCGCGTGATTCAGGAATCGGCGATGCCACGATCGAATGGGATCGGCGCTCACGTTTGAGCAGTCGATTCATGGCCGAAGGTATTGATCCGCCTCTAGGTGAATCATCCGAGGCATATGCAGTGGAAATCTGGAACTCGACCTATACGACGCTAAAAAGAACAATCAGCGCATCGTCATCATCTGCTAGTTATAGTGCCGCAGACCAGACGACCGATTTCGGTTCAACTCAATCAACCATCTATGTGCGTATTTACCAGATCAGCGCATCGATCGGACGCGGTTATCCATTACAGGCATCAGCATGATCTTCCCGCAAATCACATCGCCACCGCAGGCCCAGGCCGAAGTCATCGTCAATGAGAATTTTGATGCTCTGGAGCACCAGGGCGTCTATGCCAAGGCGTTTTTGACGACATCTGGTTTGACATGGGGTTATCTGGGTGGGCGTTGGGGCGGATTCTCGATCACGGCAGGAACGCTCACGCTCACCAACTCGGCAGCTAATTACATTGTTGTCTCCATTGCGACGGGTGTGATCAGTGTCAGTACCAGCACGACGAATTGGAATAGTGCGACATCCTACGTCCGTGTCTACAAGGTAACGACAGCAGGCGGTGTTGTCAGCGCGATCGAGGATCATAGGGCTGGTCCCAATGGTGTACATGGCGGCGGTAATGGAATTGGCTCGGTCTTAAAGGCGCATTCCGTATTCGTTGATGCTGTGTATGGAAATGATTCGACAGGAGCGCTTGATGATTTCGGCAAGCCATTTCTGACAATCAATGCGGCTCTTGATGCCTTGATTGCGGCAGGCCCAGTAGGAAGCACAGTCTTTCTCTCACGAGGGCGCTTTGCTCCGATAACCGATGATTACCAGGGATCGACGACTCCTGATCCAGCTTCAAATCTGTTCTCTGGATTGTCAATCATTGGTTCGGGTCAGCCGGCACTCGACAATGCAACGGCTCCGACGACGTTGGATGCTTCGACCGGAACGGTCATCGATGGACCGTTGGTCTTCGATAGTGCGCGAAGCTACATCACGCTGCGCGACCTTGGGGTCGATTCAGGATCGGCAGTCTGCACGGCACGATATAGCGGAACCGCGCAAGAGGGATTACTTGTCTCCAACATTCCTCAAAGCACGGCGCGCTTATCCAGAGGATGGCATGTCGAGAATGTGATCTCGCTCTGCAAGACAGCCAGTTCCGCTGTTCATGCTTGCCTTATGGAGGATTTGTGGGAGCCATATGGCAACAACATAGAGGCCTATTTCGGGACGCATGGCTTTGTCGATAAAGCCTACCGGGCACGCTGGTCGAACATCGTCAGCAAAGGCCATTCGACCGATTGCTTCGGGTTTTCTTACAACACCTACGCGCATACTGATCAAGCGGCGATGTCGAATTTGATCGCTGGTGAACTCGGGTCTAGCGATACGCCGACGGCACTCTGGTTCAAGACGACGACTTCATCCACGATGCAGCGCATCGTGATTAGTGGCTTGCAGTGCTACAACATTGCAACGCAGGAACTTCTATTCCAGGAGGATTCGACTGGCGGGACATCCAATGTAATCATCGACGGCCTGCAGACGACAAATGGAACGATTCGCGTCACGACTGCGACTCATACAGATGCCGCAACCATTTCAATCAATGACAGTGGCCCGAAAGTCATTCAGATCGCTGCGAGCGATGAATCTACTGCCTTGACCAGTGGCACCGGAAAAATGACGTTTCGTATGCCGCATAAATTCCAACTCACAGCAGTCCGGGCTTCTCTCGTCACGGCTCAGACCAGTGGCAGCATCTTCACCGTCGATATCAATGAGGCTGGCACGAGCGTTTTATCGACCAAACTCACGATTGACAATACCGAGAAGACCTCAACGACAGCAGCAACGCCTGCCGTAATCAGTGATTCGAGCATTGCCGATGATGCAGAGATCACGATTGATATCGATCAAGTCGGCGACGGGACTGCAAAAGGTCTCAAGGTCGCATTGATCGGGATGCAATGGTGATGTCAGACCGGAAACGACAACGTGGATTTATCGTCAATCCATTCATTTTCGGTACGACCGCGTTTGTTGGCGCACTCGATCCATATACGAGCAACCTGTGGAATGCTTGCGGGATCAAGAGACTGCTATCCAGCTACACGGGTTCACTCATTCGCGTGCGACGCTCGAGCGATAACACCGAGCAGGATATCGGTTATCTCACTGACGGCACGCTAGACACTAGTGCGCTCTCGACCTTCGTCGGCTCGAACAGCGCATACGTGACGAAGCTCTATGACCAGAGCGGCGGCACCAACCACATGCAGCAGACGACCAACGGGGCACAGCCGCGGATTGTCAACGCCGGCACCTATGATGGGGCCTGCGTGCTGGACGGAACCGATGATCAACTCGGATCAGCAAACACGATGCCGGCCAATGCCGCTTTGACATTTGGCGGTCGTTATTCATTGCGCGTCTTGGCAACCAACCCGAATACGCAATCGATCTTGTATCAGTCTAATCTGGCGGTTGCGTCTCACACTGCATTCGGCCTTCAACAGCAGGGCAATGCGAGCGGTAAGCTGGACGCCTACATTTTTCAAGGCGCGTCGAACTACCGGGACAATCAGTACAGCAGCGCGACGACTTCGGAAGTAGCTGACGTGCTGGTTGCTGACGACTCGCAGACCGGATCGGCCAAAATCGCGATGTATCGGAATGGTTCCTCCGTCTCGCTCTTTGGCTCCACTGGAAGCGGAACGGCGCCCAGCGGCAACTTTACGGCAGAGACATTCCTGATCGGCTCGAATGGCAGTGCACAGTTCGCGCAATTGAATCTGAAATGGTGCGCCGCCTGGTCAACAGCGCAAGCGAGCGCTGCCGCGATTTCGGGGGCGCTTTGAAATGATTTCACTTTTCGCATACGGTCTGTAAATGCCGCACGAGGATTCAGAGATGGAAGAAACTGGGCCGATGCCTCTTTCGCGCCGCTCGTCGGATCACCGACGCCAGTTCTTCCGGTTCGATCCGACCGTCTCGAGCGGAACGCTGATCCAGCTTGGCACCATCCTCGTGGCGGCTGCAATGGCTTACGGTACCTACCGTGAGGACCGAGCAGTCGTGAAGGCCGACATCGATCAATTGAAGACCTCGGCCGAGCGCGACCGCACCGACGTGAAGGGTGCGGTTGCCCAGTTCCAGAAGGATGTCGGCGAGATGAAGGTCGACATCCGCGACATGAGCAACAAGCTCATCAAGATCGAAACCCAGACCGGCACTCCGCCCTCACCCCCTGCGAGGCGACCATGAAGCGCATCTTTGCTCTTGTCTTCCTTTTGCTCGCTGGCTTGACTCAGGCCGACACGACCTCGACTCCTATCAAGCTCGGCACCTACACCCTGATCCGCAGTGCCACCGTGGTGAAGACCGGCTTCACGACAATCGATCTATGTTACGCGGCCGGTGAGGCAGATTGGGCCGAGCGAAACAAAGGGTCGCTGACGACGGCATCGATGGATTACCGCTGCCGGCAAGACTCGCGGTTCTCGGTCATCTACACGCCCCCGACGCCAATCCCGCCGAATCCGTTCCCGAACGGCGAGACGCAGACGGTGCAATGCACCGCGCTGCAGACCGGAAGCTGGACGCAGACGCGCACCTACACATGGAATGGCACGGCCTGGGTTGCGGGCGCGTGGACTCCAGCAACAGCACCGGCTGGCGCCTGCACAACGCCGCCACCACCGACCACGGCATGCGGCCCGACCAATCTGGCGGTCAAGATCGACTGCGCGAAGATTCCCAAGGCGACATGGCAGGGCTGGGATAAGCCGATGTTTACGACGAATACGCTATACCCATCACCAGGGGATGGCTCCGGGGCTTTCCGAACGACCTGCAAGTGGTCGCATATGGCCTTCGATGATCCGCTGCTGTACCCGAACCAGCCGGGTGCATCCCATCTGCATATCTTCTTCGGCAACACCGCGACGAATGCGAGCTCGAGCACGACATCGATCGCCACCACTGGGAACAGTACCTGCAACGGCGGCACGATCAACCGCAGCGGGTATTGGGTGCCGGCGATGATCGACACGCTCGACGGCCGGCCGATTGGGGCGAACAACGATCAATACGTCGGCTCGCAGTTCTACTACAAGACCGGCTACACGCTGCCGGTTGCGCAGATCAAGCCGGTCCCTGCTGGCCTGCGAATCATTACTGGCGACTCCAAGGGAAACCCGACGAATCCCAGCCGAGTGGCTTCTTATCGCTGCATCAGGAACGGCGGCGCAACCCAGGCGGATATCAGCAACGCGCAATCGACGATCCCCTACTGCCAGGTGTCGGGCTACACGATCATGCGGATGTCGATCACGTTCCCGCAATGCTGGGATGGCGTGAATCTCGACAGCCCGGATCACAAGAGCCACATGGCGAATGCCATCTACACGACGGCGAATCAGGCGGGATATTGCCCAACCACGCATCCGGTGGCGATTCCTGAAATCAGTTTCGAGGTCGAGTATCCCGTGCGCTCGACTGACGATACAAGGCGCTGGCGGTTGGCGAGCGATAACTACGATGTGACGCAACCGGCCGGATACTCGAGCCACGGGGACTATGTTCTGGGGTGGGATGCGAATGTCATGAAGACGTTCGTAGAGAAGTGCTTGAATACTGCAAAGAATTGCGGGTCAACCTTGCTCGGAGATGGTCGAGAAATGCAGGTGATTCCGTGAATTGCTTGACGTATGAGCGGGCGGTAGAGTTATTCACCTACGATCCGTCGACTGGACTTGTCATTTGGCGCGCATTAGGTCGAGAGGCGAAAACGCCTAAGGACGGCTACAAATGCGTCGAAGTCGCAGAGCGCTGCTATCGCGTTCACCGCATTGCATGGCTTCTCATGACTGGTGATTGGCCGAAAGCACTCTGTTGATCACATCAATGGAGATCGTTCCGACAATCGATGGAGCAATCTGCGTGATGTGACGCATAGCGTCAATCTTCAAAACCAGCACAGAGCAAGGAATGGCAGCAGGAGTGGCTTGCTAGGAGTGTTCCGAAATAAGAAGAAGTGGTCGTCGCACATCAAGGCTGGCGACAAGGTTTTGCACCTTGGCACCTTCGCGACGCCTGAAGAAGCGCATGCGAAGTATCTTGAAGCCAAGGCGATCTATCACCCTGGCGCGTACCTGAATCAGTCTGTGCCATAACATAGATTTTCGTGTCAGAATGTCTCGGATTCATTTGAACAAACACAGAGAAAGAGCTCCGATGACGACCAAAGCAATTATTCTCAACGACGGTCCGAGCGATCTGCTCGTGACTGGTGGCGATGTGCCCATCACGATCGAAGCGCATAAGCACGCCGAGGTTTACGTGGTCGGCGCGCTGACGATCGAAGAAGTGCCTCCTGCTGTCGAGCCGAACCTCGCGGGTGGCCACGGCGACCCGGAATAAGCATTTAGGCTGCCATGAGGAAGCTATGGCTTCCAAGCCTGCTGCTGCTAATCGTCGTGGTTACCCACATGGCCTACGATCCGATCGGCAGTTTGTATCCAGCCAATCAAGTGCGGGCTGCAGCGAACTGGCATTCGGTGTTGCGCGCGTTTCCAGAGGCTACGCTGCTCTATCTGCTCGTATGGCTTCTCCTTCCATGGGAGCCTATCTCGGTTCGCATTGCAGGCAGCGTGGTCTGCGCCTGGGGAGCACTCGAATCGGTCCAGATTGCAGCTTGTCGCCTGCAGTATCCGATGAATCAACCATCCCCGAAGACGGAGCTCTATACCGGACTTTGTGACGTGGCGACGGGATGGCCGATCTACATGATCACGATCACCGTCGTGCTGCTGATTTCCTTCCTGCGTCAGCCTCGAAAGTAATCACTCATGAGCGACATGCTGTATTTCAAGAATAAACGCATGGTCGCGAAAATCGGTGATGTCACCTTCGAGATGTCCTCTCTCCCGCCAATCGATCCGCTGCCGATAGACACGACCGAGGTCTATTTCTACCCGTCGCACAGCGAGTATCAGCTGCGCGAGAGTTTGAAACTACCGCGCGAGATGCGCGCCCCGGAAATCGACGCGGCATTCCGATTCCTCGCAACGATTGCCGCCTTCGGCCGCAGCTTATTCCATCGAGAGCGTGATGCCTGATACCCTGCTGCCGCTACCGATCTCGCCAGTCGATTTCGACAATCTCGTCCTGACGCCTGCGCTGGCGCTGCTGCCGAAGATGATGGATACGCTACCGGCGCGGGCGCTACTGACTGCGATCGGCCTGCAGGAATCCGGGCTCGCGCATAGACGGCAGATGGGCGACGGTCCTGCGCGCGGCTTGCTGCAGTTCGAGCGAGGCGGTGGCGTCAAGGGCATCTATGAACATGACGCTAGTGCACTCTGGGTGCAGGCGCTCTGCAAGGCCAGGAACACGGCCTGGGAGATTTCCTCGATCTGGAATGCGCTCGAGTATGATGACATCCTCGCCGCAGGATGTGGGCGGCTCCTGCTGTTCACCGATCCCAAGCCTCTACCGACGCTCGATGATGCGGCCGGCGCATGGGAATACTACTCCCGGAACTGGCGGCCAGGTCGACCGCATCCTGACGCATGGGCGAACCACCATGCTGCAGCGGTTGCGGCAGTGTTAGGAGCTCTCTGATGGACTGGACATCGATCGTTAAGACCATCGCTCCGTGGATCGGTACAGCCCTTGGCGGCCCGCTCGGTGGCATGGCGGTAACGGCCGCAGCGAATGCTCTCGGCCTCTCCGACAAGACGGCAGATGCGGTGAAGCAGGCAATCTCAGGCGCAACTCCGGAGCAGATGCTTGCGCTCAAGAAGGCCGATCAGGACTTCGCGTTGCAGATGCAGGCGCTAGGTTTCAAAGAGGTCACTGATCTGGAAACCATCGCGGCTGGCGATAGGGATAGCGCCAGAAAGATGCAGGCTGCAGTTCCTTCCCGCGTGCCGGCTTTGCTTACCTGCTTCGTGATTGGTTCGTTCACGGCTACGCTGCTGTTGCTGCTCAAATTCGATGTCCCAACGACCAATCGAGACATCGTGGTCTACATGATCGGCCAACTCAGCGGCGGGTTCACCACTGCGCTTGCTTTCTGGCTGGGCACGACGCGTGATAGCGGAAGAAAAACCGAGTTGCTCGCGCAGGCGGCGCCAGTGGCGTCATCGACCTGACCGGCCCATTGTGGTAGAACGGCGCGTGACCTACATCGCCGCCATTCTCGTCATCGTCCTGAGTGGTGCCAACCTGTACCTTGCCTGGAGAATCTTCATGAACCAGACCGAACTCTTGAGCGCGCTCACCGCTGTCAGTGATGAACTCGCCAAGGCGACTACCGAGATCACCACGGCCATCGCGAATTCCGGGACCACGACCCCGGAAGTGGACGCCGCGGTTGCCCGTCTACAGGCCGCAGCCAAGGCGCTGGATGACCTGAACCCGGACGCGCCAACGGCTTGAGCGGTCTGCATCGCTCAGAACCAACGAGCATGCAGACCCCACGCGACGGCGACGAGCAGCAAACCGTGCTCGGTCAGAAGGTCGAGAACAAGCTGTCGCCGACGCCACATGACAACTGGCTCCAACTTCCAGAGCACCCGGGATGGGTGCAGGACCAGGCTACGCGCGCTGTGAAGCGCAGCGATCAGTCCGAATCCGCTGGGTGAGCATCACTCAGCCTCTGCGCGGGAGTGGGGATCAGCCATTGCTCGTCTCCTTCCCCGAATCCTGGGTGCGTTCCGGCCGGTCATAGGAGAACGGCGAATACTCCCAAAAGCCGGACTCGACGGCCTGGTGCATCTCAAGGCACTCCGGGTGCATCCTGTTCGTGCTCGCATCGCCGCCGTCGTAGTAGCGCCAGCGCTTGTACGTCTCGCCCACCTCGATGCGCTGGCCGCAACTCATGCAGACGTGCGGCTTTCGCGCTTTCAGCGTTTCGGTTTCGGTGCAGTAGCTCATTCCGTCTTCCCCTCTTGCGCTGCGATCCCATGCGCTTCCCTGTAGGCCCTTTCGGTTTCGTCAGTGACGTTTTGGCCCTTGGCAGTGTTGCAAAAGTCTTTCTTGACTGCCTCCCTCCGCTTCCGATCCTCCAGCACTGCTGTGCGGAGTTGGTCGGCGGTGAAGACTGGGACTTCGACCTCCTCCGCCGCAAGCTCATCGCCATGAATTTCAGCGAGGATGTCATACG